CCGGGCGTCGGAGCCGCCGACGTAGTAGCGGCGATCCTTGGATGATTTTTTCCACACCACTTGGTTCATCTCTTCCTCCGGGGGCCCGAATAGCGTTTGCTGGGTAGAATCTCTCATGTTTTGTATCAAGGCATATGCTATGAAAAGTAGCAAAAGCGATGTAAAAAGTCGAGCGCGGATTCGGCCTCTAACCAGCGCACAAATACGTGCTGCCCGTTCACTTATCCGCTGGACGGCGGATGAACTTGCGGCGGCGTCAGTCTTAAGTGTCGCCACTATCCGTCGCGCGGAACTAAAGGAGAGCGAGACGGCCCTGACGGCCGCAAATGATCTAGCGATCCGCCGCGCTCTCGAAATGGCCGGCGTGGAGTTCATCGACGAGAACGGCGGAGGCCCCGGTGTGCGGCTACGAAAGCGCCACCAGAAGAAGAGCTAATCCGTCCAAACCACTCGAGGCGGGAAACCGCATCCAATCGCGAGGACCAGCAAGCGCTTATGGGCGTGCCGAAGGTGATCAAACAAGGCCGCGGCAGTTTGCGGCTTAGCCACGGAGCCTGCGATCGGTGTAGGCCATCCGCCACAGCCGAAATTGGCTCGAGGTCCTCGCAATGTCGCTACGAAATGACCAGGCGACGCCGGAGAAGTCGGCAGCGGGCGCCGAAAACATTTGGCCGCCTCGGGTTGCCGGTCTGCGGCCTCTGACTAAACAGGAACTAGGCGAGCTGGTGACGGCTCTCGAGAAGCCAGTCGACCCGAAGCGTCTTGAGAATCGGGTTTCAACGGCGATTTCCAATGTCGTAAAGCTGTCAAGGCTACCATCCCCTGCGCAAGCTCGAAGCAGACTTAAACGAATCGCCGGCGGAGGTCGCAAATGGATTGACCAGGTCGATTCAGATCCCATCAAAACGCTCCTGACACAAAGGGCCTTGCAAGAAGGTAAAGTTTTTCTGGCGGCTCTCGCAGAACACATAACAAAAAAACAGCAACTAAAGGTAACAATGACGCGCATTTGCAAGCTGGCCGACTCCGCCGCCGCAGACTTCGGCCGTTTCATCAAACGAGGAGGTCAAAGGCCGACTCCGCCTGCCCTGATAAATTTTCTCGAAGATATGATTGGTTTTGCCAAATCAAACGGCATACGGCCGAGTACGCCGCAGCGAGCCATGGACAGCAGGAAGCCTCCGGTATTCTTCGTCTTCGTGAAAAAGGCACTTTCGACCGCCAGCGATGTCGTCCGATCGTCGGACATTCCCGACGCGCAGAAGCGGCGAGCACTGCAAAGTTTGCGATATGCGAGCGAAGACGCGCTAATCAGAATCATAGAACGCAAACGCGGTTTGATTCGCGATTACCGCGAGAGTGCTTCCGGCCTTGTCGAAGACCCCGGCAGACAACCAAGACCACGCCGAGGCCGCCCCATACGACCTTAATTGCCCACGGATCGTATCGGAAATTTCTTCCGTGGGTAATGCGACCCCACCGAAAATCCGTATCCTCCGCCACAATCGACGGGATGGTCCCAGTCGAAGACGTTTGAGGTGAGAGGAAATGAAATTTGCAAATGCTAAGTGGGGCACCTGCGAAAGAGCCGCAGGCCTCGCAAAGTGCGGCGGAGCGGAAGGTTCGCGCACTACCGATATCCTCGACCGCCGCATCGAAATGGTCGCGGTCGATAAGCTCAAACCGTGCAAGTCCAATGCGCGCGTCCACTCGCGCAAACAGATCAGGCAGATTGCCGATAGTATTCAACGTTTTGCGTTCATCAATCCAATTCTCGTGGATGAAAACGGCGAAGTCATCGGAGGTCATGGACGGCTGGAAGCAGCGAAACTTCTCGGTTTGGCCGAAGTGCCGACGCTGCGGGTCAGTCACCTCTCTGCAGCAGAAAAGAGGGGCTATGCGCTCACCGACAACCGGCTCGCCGAACTGGCAAGCTGGGACCAGGCTACCCTGGCAAGTGAACTGCAGGCTCTGCTGGACCTTAGTTTTGAGGTCGAGCTGACCGGATTCGACATTGGCGAAGTCGACATCATTCTCAATGGTGCCGTTGAGAGTGGTGGCGGGATCGATCCCGACGATCGGCCACGGCCGAGCCGTCGTCCTGCGATCAGCCAGCGCGGCGACCAATGGGTTCTCGGAGCGCATCGGATCGTGTGCGGAGATGCGCCAGACGCGCGCGCCTATGCTGCGATCGATGCCGCAATCCGGCGGTGGCAGAGCTGCACCGGCAAGAAGGCAACATACGCTGGCACCGGCCAGACCTTTGCAGAAGTCGCCAAGGCACGGGCCAACACCACACCAGCTGATGCCGCACGCTGCCCGTCAGTGCCGGCCGACCGGGAGGCAGCGTAATGTCGAGCGGTGAAACCAAACGTCGGGTCACGCCGGATACGGCGGGCTCGGCGAGCCGCGCTGGCGGAGAGCTGACAGTGGACAACGAGAAGGTCGGCTACCGTCGGCCGCCGCGCCGCACCCGCTTCAAAAAGGGTCAGTCAGGTAATCCGAATGGTCGTCCGCAAGGTCGCGCCAATGCCAAGACCATCGTGTCGCGGGCGATCAGTGAGAAGGTCACCATCCGCGAAGGCGAAACGGAGCGTGCCGTGACCAAGCTCGAAGGCATGCTCCAAGCGCACCTGATCAAGGCGATTAAAGGCGATGCCCGGTCGGCGAGCTTGGTCATCAACCTCGTCACCCGGCTCGGCTTGCTCGCCGAAACCGAGAACAAAAGCTTTTCCGCGCTATCGGAGGAGGATCACGCGATCCTCGATGAATATGTGCGGAGCAAATCTGGGCCTGCCGCCGGCAAGGCCCGTAATTAATTGGAGAACCAACACTATGAACGACAATGTTATCAAACCCATGGGTGATGACTCTGTGATTGTTTTGGATGCAGTCTTGCGGAACAACCTTGCTGCTTTCGTGCACAAGGCGTTTGGCACCGTCAGCCCAGGCAACCATTACCTTCCCAACTGGCATATCCGCGCCATTTGTCACGAGCTGGAAAAAGTGATGCGCGGTGAAACCAAGCGCCTCATCATCACCATGCCGCCGCGCTATTTGAAATCGATTTGCGCCTCGGTGGCGTTTCCGGCCTGGGTGCTCGGACATGATCCAACTCAGCAAATCATCTGTGTGTCCTATGCCCAGGAACTCGCCACCAAGCACGGCAATGACTGCCGCGCGGTGATGACGTCGGACTGGTATGGACGGGTGTTTCCCGGCACCACGATCGATCCCGGCAAGAATACCGAGACCGAATTCATCACCACCGAGCGCGGCTGTCGGCTGGCGACCTCGGTGGGTGGCGTTTTGACCGGACGCGGCGGCAACATCATTGTCGTTGATGACCCGACCAAACCCTCTGACGGTATGTCGGAGGCGGCGCGAGCGCGGACGATCGAGTGGTATTGCGGCACCTTGCTGTCGCGGCTCAATGACAAAGAGCGCGGTGCCATCATCGTGGTGATGCAGCGCTTGCATCAAGGTGATCTCGTTGGCCACCTCCTTGACGAGCAGGGCTGGCGTCACCTCAACCTGCCGGCGATCGCCGAGCTCGAGCAGCAGGTCGAGATCGGCCCCGGCGAATTCCGCATCCGCCGGATTGGTGAGCTGTTGCATCCGGAGCGGGAATCCCGGGCCGCCCTCGATGCCATGAAACGGGCGATGGGTTCGGCCATCTTCGCCGCCCAATACCAGCAATCGCCGGTGCCGCCCGGCGGCAACATGATCGATTGGGCTTGGTTCAACTGGTACAACCCGGATCAAATCAGCAAGGTAAAGTTCGATAAGATCGTGATTTCCTGGGATACCGCGACCAAGGCGACGGAGCTGTCCGATTACTCGGTCGGCACCGTCTGGGGGGTCTATTGCGGCTTCTATTATCTGCTCGATGTGATCCGCGACCGGCTCGAGTTTCCAGCGCTCGAGCGCAAGGTGACCGAGGTTTATAACTGGTGGCACCTCACTACCGGCGTCCGCCCCAGGCTTTTGATCGAGGACAAGGGCAGCGGCTCCGCGCTCATCCAGAACCTTCGCTTCCGCAGCAGCATTTACCCTTATGAAGTGCTGCCGGTGGGCGACAAGGTCATGCGCATGTCGGCTCAGTCCGCCACCATCGAAAATGGTGAGGTTTTTCTCCCGCTCCGGGCGCCGTGGCTTGACGCTTTCCGGACCGAGGTCCTGGCCTTCCCTTGCGGGGTCCATGACGATCAGGTGGACTCCATGTCCCAAGCTTTGAACCATCTGTCCCATGGTCCCCAGGTCGGCTGGATCGCCGTCTGAGACCGGCGGAAAATGTGTGGTATGGGCCGGGATCAAAAAACCCCGGCCCTTTTTATTCGCGCGTGCGAAAAGTTTTCCCTGTTCGGCGCAAAAGGATTCCCTGTTTTCCCTAGAACATTCCCTGTTCTCACTAAGCAGGGAATTTGCCCGCAACTCGCTGATTTCGGGATAGATTTAGGTGATCTGTGCCCGGCCATGAGACGAAAATCGAAATTTTCCTTGTAAATTTCCCTGTTAGCCGGAGGGACCAGACATGCATCCACGAGAACGCCTTCCATACTCGTCCATTGAGGGTCGCAGGCCATTGCGGCTGCCGGACGGGCTGAGGTTGATCGTCTGGCCAGTAT